ATTTAACTCGCCCACCGCTCTGTTCTTGGAAACTTGTTCTGAAACATATTTATCTACAGCCTTTTCCATAATAGGCTTTGGGTAGACACGTCCGTTTCTATTCTTAGATTCGGCTTGCATGAAGACCCCCTCAATCACATGTGATTTAGATCCATCTTCTTTTTTCTCTACGATGCACTGAACATTTGTTTCAGTGTATTCTGTGATAAGCTTCATCTAGTTAACCTTTATATTGCTTGACAAACTCTTTAGCCATCTTCTCAGCTTCTTTCTGAGACTTATAGCTATCTAGTCTATCACCATCGATGTACACAACAAATCCATTCTTTTCCTTAGTGATCTTTACAGGAATACGATCAATCTTAGTATCCAAGATTGTATTTCCAGAAGGCTTTCTTCCTGCAAGTTCTCTAATATCTTTAAATGTTTTTGTCATGTTCTTTATTTTTCTTTTATTTATACTAAAAAGATTTTTGGTATACTATTGCTCTTCTTCATCTTCTTCTGTATCATCTTCTAGCTCATCTAGTGCGGCTTCGACTTCTTCCTCTGAAGGATCATCTTCGTCCAACTCAGCTTCTGCACCATTGAACATCTGATCTGCTACTGCAACCTTTTCTTGGTCAAGTGCATCAGACATTTTATCTGCTAAAAGTTCATGAAATGTTGGCGCAGCTTTAGAAAAATCTTTATCTACAACAGCGTCAATAAAATCGTGTAGTTTTGTGTCTGGACTCATTTGCGGTTCACTCATTGGTCTTCATCCTCATCATTGTTTATCTCTCCAGCTTGCGTTTCTTGTGCAATCTGATCTTTCATTTGTTTCATACCATCATCATCCAACATCAGAATGTTTTTCATGACATACTCTTTAGAGAAGAACTCTCCGACATACTGTTGTACTTGATCAAGAGTTTGTAATCTGTTTGCAAGTAACTCAGCATCTTTAAGTTCTGTAAAGTGGTTATCCCTTATATAGTCAATCGCAATATCGTTCTTCCATTGATTCCAATCTTCTTCAGTGATTAATCCCTTCATGATCAACTGTTTCTTAAGGATCTCTGTGAATAGCATTCCAAATCTATTACGAAGTCTGTCAACAAACTTTTGGAACTTGACTTCATCTCTAGAGATTTCTGTAGATCTGCCAAGAGAGAACTGTGCCTCTTGCTCTAATCTATTGATAGGTACATTCAGTGAACGGTATAATCTCTTTTGAAAGTAGATAATATCATCAATCTGTCCAAGGTTTTCACCACCAGGCAATGTAGAGATCTCTGTACCTCTACCACCTTCTCTACGTGGCAACCAAAAGTCTTCAAGCATTGACATGTGCTTACGATCATCTCTGATCTTACCTGTGTCTGCATCATAGACAAGTTTGTTGCGATAACGTGCCATGATATCTTTCATGTACGTTTCTGCCTTACCTCTTGGTAAGTTACCAACATCAATGTAGAAGATACGTCTCTCAGGTGCTCTAGCTAGTCTGTAAATAACTAGCGAGTCTTCCATCATACGCAACTGGTTAATCGGCTTTAGTGCTTTATGTAAGTGAGAAACGACACGCTTACGGTCAACATCCAAAAGACCTGATGTGACATAACTAACAGAGTCTGTAGAAAGCTTTACACCCTGATTAGTACCGCCCGGTTTCTCCTGATAGATGTAGAACTCATTGACATTATCAATAAGACTTGCACCAGTTACAGGATCTTTTTTCTTCTTTACTTCTTTTACTTTGCGAATCTTTGTCGCATCAACAGGTCTGATCTCCTGAATACCTAGCTTTAGGTTCTTCTCATCAACAACCAAGTGATGATAGATACGACCATCGACATACCAACGTCTGAAAATATCATGACCTAAATCGTTAAAGTTTAGCATAGAAACAACGTTGTCAAACTCTTCATTGATTTGTTTCTTAAGTGACTCGCTTAAACCCTCAACCTTATCCATCGTCAAGGATATTGAGCTTTCGCCTTCACCCGAAATAACAGATTCGTTTACAATATCCTCAATGGCTGCGTCTACCTCAGGATGAGTGGCAACTGCACGATATTGTCTAATGTTCTGTAAGTTATCTTTAGCGTGGTCTTCACCACCAAGGTTTACGTAAGTACCATAATGAGCACCTGCAGCAGTAACGTATCCTGCACCATCCTGATCTGTGGGTGGCACAATAGATTGTAACTTCTCTTGAGAAGTATCTTTTTTACGTTTTATTTCAAAACCAAATAATGTAACGCCGTTGTTCTCAGCCATATTAAATCCTAATATTAGAGGTAGGTGGGCCACCACAGCCCACCTTAACTTTTATTTATACTACTTTAAGAAGTAGTCGCTGCTTCCCAATATTGCATTTGGAATTCAACAGTGAACCTTTCAATCTCATTTTCTGAAGCATAGTTCAGATCGATTGCTGATACTGCTGTTGGGAAACACCCACGAAAGTTATAAGACTTCAATGTAGACCCGTCTTTGTCGAGTTGATCGACAACAAGGTCTGCTTCGTAATCTACAGGGTTTGTTAGACCAGTATTTGCACTATGTGCATTCATACCGTTCATCCAACGTTCCATAGCGTTACGAACATTAAAGTCAGTGTCGTTAATGATAGTAGGTGACCACGTTTCGAATGTACGGTCTCCTGCCATCTTTAACTGTCTACCACGAAATGGTACAATGATTGTACCCATAGTGGAAGCAGGAAGTTGTGCTGCTTCACACAAGAAAGATGTAAGTTCTACATCTCCGTTTGCATAGCCCGGAAAGTTAATCGTAGCTTTGAAGAGATTTGGTCTCGCTCCACCGCCACGTAACTTGGCTTTAAAATCATCTACGCCTAGTACTGCCATTTTCTATCTCCCCTTTATACCGATAGTCCGGCGACTTCTTCAAAGTCAACGCCAGATCTTACAGCTACAAAGTTAAGAGTGATGTAGTTGATAGAACGTGCTGGCTTGATGAAGATGTTCGCAATAAACTCGTTTCTATCTATTACTGCAGCAGTATTGTTTGTTTCATCGCACACAACCCTAAAGTCTGTAATACCTCTACGTCCTTTGATTTCTCTCAGGAATGGTTCTACGATGTTAACGAACTCCGCTCTTGTGAACTCATCGTTGAGTTCGAACAAAGTGTTTCTTGCTGCTAGTGCAATCGCTCTTTCGACAACGTTAAACAACCTACGAACATTGATACGATCAAATGCTGATGGTCTGTTCATGTGTGTTTTGTCACCATACAATAAGATACCTTGGCCCGGTAAGTTAGCAATCGGGTTGATACCTGCTTTATATAGTGTGTCTCTTTGAGCTTTAGTTGGAGTATAAGCTAGGCTTGTTACGCCCAAGTACTGACCTCTACGAGAACCTGCAGGTGAGAACCATGGTGCAGAGTTTGCATCTGAAGCTGCCATGATACCTGCTGTTTGACCTGCTGCAGGTGTATGGATGTACTTGTCGTTATATTTGTCGTATACTTTCAACCAGTTGTTATCGACAAAGGCATATGAACTGTATGTGTAATCGGCAACGTCCGTAACAGTATCTGTAACAGGATCATCATTACCTACGACTGAGGCTGATGCAGGTGATGTTACAACAACACAATCCTTACGAGTTGTACCTGCTATTACAATAAGATCATCAACCAATGTATCCTGATCCGATGCAGTCGCTTGTCCTGGTGCAATCAAGAAGTCCACTTCGATAGTGTCTTTATCTTCAAACTGATCAAATCCTGCTTGATATGCAGAAGTTGATGCTGTAGTGCCATCAGATCCATTTGCCAAAGACATTGAACCTGTGCTATCTACGTGTGTAGTAGCATATATCCACTCAGATTGTCTGTTGATGACATTCTTCATGTAGTTAGAAGTACCATTTGCTTTGATAGCAGCACTATCCTTTGATACGAATGGATATCTTTCTAGAACAGTTCCTGCTGTTCCTGTGATTGTGCCATCTTCGTCAAGAACAAGAAGGTGACGCTCATTTCCTGCAGGAGTTGCGTCAAACTGTGCTTTATACGCATCATTCCAATTTCCCCAGTTACTATCGTTAGACCAAACAACTTGAAGTGAGCTACCAAGAGCACCTGCATTTCTTGCATAAAATGTGCCGCCAAGACCTGTCTTGTTGTCAAATGCTGTGTCGTTTTTGATCAGATGTGTGGCATCTGAATCAGCAGCGTTCCGTGCGTCTGAATCAGCGACACGAACTACTTGTAAAGCATTTGAGAATTTTAAAAAACCTGCCGCAGTGTGAAAATCTACGGTATGCGCATCATCAGGAGCACCGAAGGTAGCGGCAAGACTTGCTTCATTGTCTATTAGTACTGCCTCTTCGATTGGCCCCCAACGAAATTTCCCCGCAAATGCGCCAGTAGTTGTCTGTACGTTAGGCACACCGCCTGTAAGATCAACTTCCTTAACGACAATCGCTGGGGATTCTGATGGAGCAAATATTGCCATGACTGTTTCCTTTTCCAGTAATCGAATTATATGTTTTCATTATACGGTTATATTCAATCACTTGTATTTATAATAAATTAAAACTCGATGTTCCATTGCCAATCTTTGTTAACTTTCCATCCTTTCATCTTATCACCTTCAAGGACAGCTTCGTCAAACTTGTCTTCTTCGCTATGATCTTCTATAAATCCAAATGGAGTTATGTCATTTTCGATTTCTTTCATACGTTGCTCGAACATCATTTCTTTTAGATTAACGTCAGTAAGCTCTTCAAAGTTATTACCAACAGCAAAGTATCCGAACATCACAAGGTTCATCATCAAATCGTCATGATTTCCCTCTGATGCTTCGAAAGAAACTCCCTTTGCAACAAAAGTAGACATTTCTGTGATTGTTTGAGGATCAACTATATTCAACTTACCGTTTTCTATAATGTCCTTTATAGCAGAACAACCAATACGCTTGACTTTTCTATTCATCTCCACACCAATACGATCTGCTTTAATGGCAGATTCCATATGAAGGTTTTCATATTCTAAGTCTTGATATAGACCATTAGTAACTAGTGTTCCCTGATCATTTGATTCAACGATAACATACGCTTCATTGTATAAAGTTGCATACTTATATATAATGTTAGGGTAGAGTATTGGAGAGATAGTATTATTGCGATAAACAGCAACCTGTTTAAAAGGTCTTTGGCTAATATCGATCACATTAAATGTAGAATAGTCCTGTCCTCTACCCTTCGACACATCAACAGTCATTACATAGTTACGTTTTTTATTCGGCGGTTCATATACAAGAAGATCTCCACCCTCTAATACTTCCACATGAGGGATTGCCTGTTGTTCCAAAAGAACATGTGCCGCAATGAGAGTATCTCCTGTGCCAAAGAAAGTGTTACCAAACTCCTGATCGAACTGTAGTTGTGAAGTATTTGATATAGTCTTTGCTTTCCATTCATCGTCACGACCGGGAACATCCCACCAATCAACTCTGAAAGGTATAAACTCATTCACCTTTTGCATTGCGCCTTCCCACAACTTATGATACATGTTACCGATACCATTTGCTGTGGATGTGATAATGATTTGAGTGTCTTTACCAGATGATACAACAGGATAAGTTGACGTATAGAAGTCAGCCGCTTTCTCAACAAATGCAAACTCATCCAAGTACAGAAGATTTACAGACATACCACGAATAGAAGAACCAGATGTAGCAGCAGAAACAATACGACTGTTATTACTAAACTCAATACTTCTTTTGTTAAGAGCCTTGCATCCCGGTTGTAAAAAGAACGGTAGGTTTTCCAACATCAAATGAATACGACCCAACATCTCCTGTGCAGTAGCGCCTTTGTTTGCTAGGATTGCGATAGTTTTTTCAGGACTAAACAGTGCGTACCAAAGAAGATATGCAACCGAAGAAATAGATTTCCCCGACTGTCTACAAGCAAGCACGATGCTAAACCTATTTTCCATAAAATGGTTAAACATCTTTTGCTGATAGGGGTAAAGTTCAAAGTTGACAAGACCTCTATCAAGGTGTATAATTTTACAATAGTTCTTAGCAAAATAGCTAGGATCTTTCATACACCTTGCGTATTCTTGAAACTCTTTCTTAGTATATTGTTGCTGAACCCCATCACGTTTAACGTTAGGGTTACCCATATAGGTTTCATTTATCTGAGGTATAGTCACTTATATCTACCACGTTACCTTGTTCATCATCACTGTCTTCCGATAAAAGCATTCTCTGCAAATCACTTGTAGAGCCTACAAATAGATTGTTTGTTGTATTTTGTGGAAGTTCCTTTGGAGCTTCTTCTTTATGGTATTCTTTTTTCTTCTTATGAAGATCTAAAAGATTGCCGTTAACATCTGCCATGTTTTTCATCATGCCCGACAGAACTTCAAATGCACGTGGATGTTCAGTAGCTCTTGCTACTTCCATCATCTCTTCAAGTGCCTCAGAACCCTTTACTAATAAGTCATAGTAAGTTTTTCTAGCAAATTCAAAATCATAGTCTAGATTTTAATTTTCTTTTTTCATTAT